GAGGTTTTAATTCACCACCAAACGACTCAAGAAGGCATTGAAATGGATCAAGAAGGCACAAGAAGGCTGACACTGGTTCAAGGTGGCTCAGATAGGCTTACAGAGCCCGTGGAGCCCATCGCTGAGAAGCTCTATGGCAATCCAACTCCAAGAATTCACTCAAAGCTGCGTCCAGACCTGCCTACGCGTGGCCAAGAGCTCATCGATTTCAGCAATTCGATCGGATTCCCGTTGCTGCCGTGGCAAGAATGGCTGGCACTTGAGTCGCATCGTGTCAAGCCTGATGGCAGATGGCTGCATCCGCTTGTGCAGCTAGTGGTCGCACGCCAGCAAGGTAAGACGACATTCATGAAGCAACGCATCCTTATGGGCTTATTTGAGTGGAATCAAGGCTTGCAAATCGGCACAGCTCATCGATTGACGACATCGCTGGAGACATTTCGCGATCTTGTGCAGGCGATTGAGAGCAATGACGGGCTGGCATCACAAGTCAAGCGCATCCGCTGGGCTCATGGCTCCGAGGAGATCGAGACTTTGTCCGGCAATCGATACATGGTCAAGGCAGGCGCAGCTGCCGCGCGTGGTATTTCAAAGCCAGAGACTGTCCACATTGATGAGACGCGAGAGCTTAAGGATGAGACGACTTGGGCATCCCTGCGATACACGATGATGGCCGCTGAGAATCCACAGCTGTGGAGCTACTCCAATGCCGGAGACCAACACAGCAAAGTGCTCAACCAATTACGCGAGCGCGGCTTGGCGGCGGCATCCGGTGCAGCTGATGACATCGGCTACTTTGAATGGTCAAGTGATTATGACTTGATAGACGATTCCCCTAAATTTTGGGCAGGGGCTGCCATGGCAAATCCTGCGCTCGGTCACACTGTTCACATCGACAACTTGAGAGCTGTCATGAATGATCCACCGGATGTCGTCCGTACCGAAGTCTTGTGCCGCTGGGTGCAGACAATCGATTCGGCGATTCCGGCTGGAGAATGGGCAGAATGTGCGATCGATGATTTAGATTTAGACTTGGAGAAGACTGTCTGGCTTGGGCTGGACTGTTCACCGGATAGGCGCGATGCAGCTTTAGTCGCTGCCCAGCGCATCAACGATGATCAATTTATCGTCAAGCTATTGCACACATGGCACAATGCGATCTCACTTGATGACAAAGCGATTGCAAATGATGTCGCCGATTACTATCGAGACATGCCTGTTGAAGTGGTGGCATTTAGCAAGCGCACATCGTCAGCTGTGGCCAGTAGGCTTTTGCCAGCTGGAATTCCCATCATTGACATCGATGGCGCGCTTTATGGGCAAGCCTGTGACGAATTCTTAGGAGCTGTGACATCAAAGAGACTCAGACACATCAATCAACCCGAGCTGACGAAGCAAGTCCTGTCAGCGGCCAAGCTGAAATTTGGGGATGGTGGATGGACTATCGGACGGAGAGCTTCTCAGAGCACTGTCTGCGCGACGGTTGCATGTGCGCTGGTCACGCATTTCGCGACACGCCAAGAGACGGATCTTGACATCATGGTCTTTTGATTGTAACGGGCGAATAAAATTTGGGCATGGGGATTCGTGATTTCTTTGTGCCTGCCAAGCCTGATGCGCCAGTGGTTGATGCATCATTGGCTCCGGTCAATTCGATTGACTCAATCGGTGCTCCATTCTTTGGCGGCTTGCAAAGTGCATCACGATCCGAAGCTATGGGCGTGCCTGTCATCGCTCGCGCTCGCGGAATTATTTGCTCGACTGTTGCATCGTTGCCATTGGATACAAAGACCAAAGCAACAAATGAGCGCGTGTCATCTCCACGCGTGATCAATCAACCCGATCCACGAATCACAGGCGCAGAATTTTGGGCGTGGATGGTTGAAGATTTACTTTTCAGGCCAGCAGCGTATGCTGTCGTCACAGCTCGCTATCAGGACACTGGCAGAATTCAAGCGATGGAGCGCGTCGCGCCAGAGCGCGTCGGAATCTTTACAAATGCCAACGGCACACAGATTGAAAGCTACACGATCGATGGCGTACCAGTTGCAGCGGATCAGCTTGTCGTGTTCGGCAACATGCAAGAAGGATTGCTCAATCGCGCAGGCCGCACAGTAAGAGCTGCACACGCTTTGGAGCGCGCAGCTTATGATTTCGCTTTGAATCCTGCGCCGCAAATGGTCGTTAAGACAAATGGCACCAATTTGCCGAAAGAGCGACTCCAGGCATTAAAAGAAACATTCTTAAATCGCACATCAAAGTCGGTCACAGTGCTCAATGCAGATGTATCGCTGGAGACTGTCGGATTTGATCCGAAGCAATTGCAAATGAATGAAGCGCGTCAGTATCTCGCGCTTGAATTATGCCGCGCCATTGGATTACCGGCATGGTTCGCATCAGCTGATCCGTCATCAATGACATATTCCAACGCTGTAAATCAGCGTCGCGATTTAATTGACTTTTCAATCCGTCCGATCTTGACAATCATCGAGCAGCGTTTATCACTTACAGATTTCACGCCAGCATCACAATATGTCCGCTACGACCTAGACGATTTCTTGCGCGGCAATCCTTTTGAAAGAGCGCAAGTTTACGAAATCCTCAATCGCATTGGGGCAATGACCATAGAAGAAATCAGAGACGCAGAGGACATAATCGGATGAAACTAACCACACCAATTACAATCACAGCAGCCGATTCGGAAGCGCGCACAATTTCCGGTCGCATCGTCGCATTCGATGAGCAGGCAAATGCATCGACTGGCAAAGTCGTGTTCGCAAAAGGCAGCATCGATCCGGCTCCGGTCTTTCTTAATCTTGAGCACGATCGCACGCGCAGAATTGGTAAGAGCATGGAGATGACACTTGATGGCGATTCAGCGATCAATGCGACTTTCAAGATTAGCAACACACAAGCCGGAAGCGATGCACTCATTGAAGCGATGGATGGATTGCGCGATGGATTCTCCGTCGAATTAAGTGTCGAGGATTATGTCCAAGAAAAGGGATTTATGAAAGTGCTCAAGGCTGAGCTGACAGGCGTCGCGCTTGTCTCCGAGCCAGCTGTGCGATCAGCAAGAGTCGCCGAAGTAGCTGCGACAACAGCTGATGAAGATTCCACATCCGCACCGGATGAGGATGCAACACCAACACCAACAACAGAAGGAGACGAAGTGGAAAACACCGTCACAGACGCGGCAGCCGTTACAGAGACGGTCGAAGCCGCACAGTCAGTCACAGCAGCAAGCAGCAAAGGCGTATTCACAACAAAGCCGCGCTTAGATTTCTCAGCTCCAAAGCAATTGGAAATGACAATCAAGGCAACACTTGGATCAGATGAGGCTCGCGCTTATGTCGCAGCAGCAGCTGATACAACAGACAACGCTGGTCTTATCCCAACACGCCAGCTCACAACCGTCATCAATGGCCTTGCAAATAACACAAGAAGCGCGATCGATGCGATCACGACAGGCGTCTTGCCTGACGCTGGAATGTCTTTTGAGATTCCAAAGATCACAACACTTCCAACAGTTGCAGAAACAGCTGAAGCAGGCACACCATCTAACACAGATCAAGCCTCATCATTTGTCACAGTCTCAGTTAAGAAATACGCTGGGCAACAGCAATTTAGCGTCGAGCTCTTCGACCGATCTTCGCCGCTCTTTATTACCGAGCTTATGAATAACATGGCCGCGCAATACGCAGCCGCAACAGACAAGGCTGTCTTTACTGCACTCGCATCAGGGGCAACAGCTGACGGGACAACATTGACAACATATCCAACAGCTTCAGAGTTGCTCGGATTTGTTTCACGCGGCGCAGCATCTGTGTATTCAAATACTCAGGGATTTGCTCGCAATCTCTTGGCAAATACTAGCCAATGGGCAAATCTCATGACTTTGGCGGACTCGGGGCGTCCAATTTACAACGCGGCACAGCCTTCAAATGCTGGCGGCGTCGTGCGTCCAGATTCAATCCGCGGAAATGTCGCTGGGTTGGACTTATTTGTAACGGCAAATGTGCCAAGCGCAAATGACACAGACAAAGATGATTCAATGATGATCATCAATCCAACAAGCTACACATGGTATGAATCACCAACATTCCAGCTGCGCGCTGATGTAATTGCATCGGGCGAAATCCTTGTGGCCATGTATGGCTATGGAGCGATCGCCACGAAAATTGGCGCCGGAGCTTTTGGTATCAACAAGACCTGATCGATAAAAGATAACTAGACATCGGCCGCTTCGCTCCCGAGGCGGTCGAGCAGATGAAGGGATGGACTCATGTCGGCAATAGTTACAGCGTCATCGCTGCGATCTTTACTTGGCGTGAGTTCATCCCTGTATTCTGATGCGTATCTGGACGACATCATTGACACTGCTGAAGGCGTAATCTTGCCAATCCTTACGCAAAACACGACAGCAATTGTCAGCTATGAATTGGAATCTAATGTCGCTTATTTTTACACACGGGAGCCACACACTTTCGCCGTAGGTCAATCGATAGTCGTCACAAAGATGCCTGCGCCATTTACGGCAACACACACAGTCACGACTGTGGAGAATCTTTATTTTACGGCCGCGCTAACAAATGCAGATGTCACCATCCGTCAGATGATTCCAAATGGCACTGCGACCCTATCCGGCTACGGCGCGGCCACTTATTACATAGGCAATTCAAATGTCGAGAGCGCAATCTTGGCTGTCTCTGTCGAAGTATTCCAAAGCCGGACAGCTGCAGGCGGTCAGATCGAAGGCGTAGATTTCAGCCCGACTCCATTTCGGATGGGGCGCAGCTTGACCAATAGATGCATCGGCTTGCTCGGTGATTTGGTCGATACTCGATCGATGGTGAGCTAATGCCAGCGTCATCAATCGCCGTTGATATCCGCGGCGCAATAAAGACAGCCATTTCAGGCGTAGCGGCTAACACCTACGACTATGTTCCAGAAGCTCCGATCGTGCCATTTGCGGCCGTCGTGCCAGCATCGCCATATCTTGAAGCCAATCTCATCGGTACATCGACGCGTGTCAGAGTTAATCTGGTCATCACTGTCGGCGTTGCGATGTACTCAAATGCAGCTGCACTCGACAACATCGAGAAGTTAGTGCTCAGCATTCTGGCGGTTATCCCGTCAGGTTACACAGTCGGCTCTGTGTCTAATCCAATGCCAATCTCAATCGGAGCGTCCGACATTCTCGCGTGCGAGATTGAAATATCAACCCAATACACACAAACTAACTAGGAGTAAATTATGCCAACGACCGTCATCACCGGACGCGATCTAGTATTGACGATCGCTACCGTAAATTACGACGCACAAGCAACATCAGTCATTCTTTCAAATGAGCACACGATCGAGACATATCAGACACTCGATGGCCGCGCTTACAAAGCAATCGATGATCAGTGGACACTGGAGCTCGAAATGCTCGCAGACTGGGGCGCAGCTTCATCACTGTGCGAATCACTCTGGACTGCCTGCGAATCTGCACCAAATACGACTTTGGCAGCGTCATTGACAGCTGCAAGTGGAGCCGTCTTTGCTTGCAATGTTTTGCCAGTGTTCCCATCAGTCGGCGGTGCAGCACCGGACGCTCAGACTGTGTCACTATCATTTACAGTTGTCGGTACACCTACCGAGACTTTTAGCTAAGAAGGAGATCGGGAGCATGAAAACAAATATCACAATCGAATACACATCCGGCGAGGTTGCCACTTATGTGGCAGCTCCGCCTGAGTGGTGCAAATGGGAAAACAAGACAGGATTCACCATTACACAAGCGGCAGACAAGATCGGGGTCTCCGATCTTCTTTTCTTGGCGTATCACGCTATGAAAAGAGAAGCCGCTGGCAAAGCGGTCAAGCCTTATGAAGCGTGGATCGAGACAGTCTCGGACATTACGACTGAGGTGGCAGACAGCCCAAAAGATACGCCGCTGGAAGCTTAAATCGCACAATCGTGGAGCTGGCAATTGCCACGCAAATCCCGATGAGTGAATGGCAGACAGCGGAGCAGATCATGACAGCGATCGAGATACTGGAGAAGAGAAATGGCCAAAGCAGGTAAAGGCACAATGGCCATCACGGTTGATCCCGTGGAATTTAAGAATCTCATTCGCTTGCTTGGATCTTTGCCAAAAGAATCTCAGGAAGAAATCCGTCAGGGCGCTTTGCCACTGTCACAAAGATTTTCTGGACAATTGCTGATGTTCGCCAATGCGTCTCGCACGCCAGTAGCCAAGAAGGTTGCTGAATCACTTGCTCCAAAGCGAGATCGATTGATCCGCGTTGATGTCGGTGGCCCAAAGAAGGTCGGCCGAAAGTATGGCGGTGAAAAGCGTGGCGGCGGCAAAGTCGTCAAGCAAGGTCAAGCCGTTGCTGGCGCATTACTTTGGGGATCTGAATATGGATCACATCGCGGCGTCGATCGCGCTGGCCGCGCTTACTCTGACAGATTCAAAGCTCCTTACAATAAAAGCGGATACTGGATCAATCCAGCAATGGATTACTATTTGCCAATAATTGCGCGTGAATATGCAAAGATGGTTCAAGATGTCGTCAAGAAGGCAGGGATGGACTGATGGCGATTCCAAAGGTCAAGATAACCTTTGATGCTGATCTCGATGGCTTACGCAAAGGCACAAAAGGCGCATCTGATGAAGTCGAAGGCTTTGGCGCAAAGCTAGGCAAATTTGGCAAGATAGCAGGGGCTGCATTTGCTGCCGCTGGCGTAGCTGCCGCCGCTTATGCTGGCAAGCTTTTGATCGATGGCGTGAAGTCTGCGATCGAGGATGAAGCTGCACAAGCCAAGCTCGCGACCACACTTGGCAATGTCACTGGAGCGACAGCGGCGCAGATTGCTGCCGTTGAATCTCAAATCACAAAGACATCCTTGCTGACTGGTCTGACTGATGATGAATTGCGGCCAAGCTTTGAAAGACTTGTGAGATCGACAAAAGACTCTGAAGAGGCTCTTAAACTTCAACAGCTTGCGATTGACATCGCCGCTGGAAGTGGCAAGTCACTCGAATCCGTTACCAATGCACTCGGCAAAGGTATAGATGGATCGACGGCGTCACTTGGCAAGCTTGGCATCGGTCTGACAGCTGCACAGCTCAAGACCATGTCGATGGATGAGATTACGGCTCAGCTTGCAGCAACATTTGGCGGTCAAGCGTCAGAAAAGGCTGACACATTTCAAGGCAAGATGCAGCGATTGCAGGTTGCATTCTC